CAAAGTTGTCATGAGTCCATATTCTTAATTGATTTGTATTACTTAATGATGATGTGCTACCAAAAGTTCCAGATCCCCATCCATTTATACCCCAACCAGTCCCAGGTATATAAACATCCAAACCCACACTTATTTGATAAGTACCAACAACAGATGAGCCACCATTTCCAGAATCAGAAGCATTAGCTGTGACCGTTGCTCCAGATGTATCTTTTGCCTCTATTGTATAACTGTTAGCATTCACTATAGTGGCTATTTGATATTCTTGATTTAAAACTGCTGCTGTTATATTGCCTCCTAACGTTGCAGCCCCACTAAAAGTTACAAAATCGTTTTGAACAGCACCATGCCCTGTATCTGCAACTGTTATTGTTGCATCACCATTGCTTGCAGAAAATGTTACGTCTCCTGCACTTGTTGTTGATCTTATTGGCGTAATGTCATTAAAAACGTTACCAGATTCTATGTAATACTTAAAAGTTGTACCAAGACCTAAATATTTAGTACCTCCCAATGAAATCCAAGCATGTAAAGCTCTTGCCGTTCCTAAATATGTATTTGTAGAAAGTTTTTCCCAACCCCCAAATTTTTCTGGCCTGCCTTTACGAAAACGAACTAGATTACAATCAAACCAGCCTCCTTCATTATCGTAATCAGTTCCTTCTCTATTAATGCCTGGTCTAAATGTAAGTTTTTGTAATGGCATTCTTATACCTCATGCCATTCTTTGCCTTCAAATAGCAAAGCTTCTGCTTCTCTTCTTCTTATTAAACCTTGTTTAACTTGACCTCCTGCTTTGTTCCATCTTTTAATTTGCATAGGCACTCCGTCATAATCTTTTGAATTTAAAACTTTAAGCAATGTAGATGCTTTCAAATTAGCTGGACCTAAATTAAATACCCATGAAACCATAGCATCAAATTGATTTTGTTCTAAATCTACTTCTACCATATCGTTTATGTAGCCTTCATACTCATTCATTTCATGCAGCAACAAATTATCAGCTTCTTCTTGAGTTATAGTATCGCCCTCTTTAACACCTTTAGTTGAGCCATAACCTATTGTTAAAACATTTGCAGCACAACGATATGCTTCTAACTCACATCCTTCAAACTTTTTTATAAGAGATAAACCTTCTTGTGATATTTGCATATTACTCTCCTTTGTCGCTGGTGTGAGATGCTCCGAAATAAAACGAAATAATAGCACTTGCTAATCCTCCAAGATAACCAAGCACTAAATTAATTAATGCTTCGCTGTTTTGCTCTGGTGGTTGTAGTGTTACTAAAAATATATAACCAAGAAACCCACCTATTGTGAATAAACCTATAATACGAGCAGTCCAATCTTTGCTAAACAAACCTCTGGCGTGTTGTTTATCTTGCGTTTCAAGTTTAAATACGTCAACGTCAAGTTCTTTCATCTGCACTTCAAAGTCTTGCTCTGCTTTTTTAAGTTCCATCATTTGTTCAGGTGTAGCGTTTTGTATTGCTTGTTGCACAGATTTTTGATCGTTAGATACGCCTAATACTTCAGCTATTTTACCCATTGCCATATTCCCTAATGGGCCTCCCATGGCAGATCCTAATGTTGGAGCAACAGCTCCTATTATATTTTTTAATAAACCTTTCATATTAATATACTCGTTAATACAGCTATACCTATCGCACCAAGAAAACCAAACACCCCAAAGGTAGTAGCTTTTATGGTTGAGTTAATATAGGTTATTTCTTGTTTTATATCAGAAAACTCATTAAATGCGGTTTTCCAACGTTCATGTGATATTGTTTCTAACTTTGTAAGTCTTTCTGCTACATCGTTTACTGTCATTTTTTTATTAACCATTTTGTAATGTATATATTTTAATTGGCTTTTCTTTGCCTTTTACAAAAATACTATCAAGTTCTTTTAGTATTAATTCATTACTAAAGTCACTTGCACTAATAGTATCATAACCTATAACAATATCTTCTCCAACATCCTTTGTGGAGCTTTCAAGTCTTGCAGCTAAATTAACAGCATCACCAATAGCTGAATAATCAAACCTTGTATCACTACCCATGTTGCCTACCACAGCATATCCAGTGTTAACACCAAGGCCTATTTCTATACCTAAATTAGCTTTTTTTATACTTTCTTGAATTTCCTCAGCACACAATACAGCTACAGTTTCGTGATTCGGCAAATCTATTGGTGCATTAAAAATAGCCATCATTGCATCACCTATGTATTTATCTACCATACCCCCATATTTTTTTACTGCGTCAGCTTGTATAGTTAAAGCTTTGTTCATTATTTCTGTAACTTCTTCTGGTTCTAATTTTTCTGACATAGCAGTAAATCCTCTTACATCACTGAATAAAAACGTGCAATATCTACGCTCTCCACCAAGCACTAAAGAACTAGGATCATCTTGTAGTTTTTTAACCTGGCGTGGATCTAAGTAGTGCTCAAACTGTTTTTTAATTTGTTGTCTTAATTTATATTGTTGTCTAAACCTTAAATAAAAGGCGATTGATCCTGATATAAACTCTGATATAAGTGTCCAAGAAACATCTATTAACAAGCCTTTAGTTATAAAATAATAACCTAAGCCACCAGTAGTAAACATCAATACTGTAGCAACACTTATACCCCAAGTAATACCAAAATAATGAAGTGCAAACCAAATAAAACTTACAAATACAATAAGCATCATAAGTTCAGCAGCTAAAGACCAGTCAGGTATATATGGACTATCTTGTATTAATATTGATTCTGCTAGTGCTGCTTGTATTTTATGTGGCTCTAATAAACCTTGAGGTGTAGCTACTTGTGGCATTACTCCATTAGCAGTAACACCTACAAAAACAAACTTACCGTTAACGTCCATTTCTTGTAGATCTGTTTGTGGTGTATTAACCCAACTAATCCACTTACGACCAAAACTATCTGTTTTAACTGGTGGTATTCCTCTTATTGATATTTCTTCTATACCATTATCATTAGTTTTTATAATGTAAGTTTTTACATCAAATAATGCTTTGTATATTTGTGTACCAAAACTAGGAATCCAATCATTATTAGGTGTTTTTACTAAAAGAGGTATTCTTCTAACAAGCTGATCTACATCAGTGGGAGCAATCGCTAAACCTTGAAGTGTGTGATTGGATAAGAGAAGTAGGTTCTGCTTTACTCCCATACTGATTATACCACCATTATCGTTACCAAGCACAACAGTTCCAGGTGAAGCAGGATAATTACCTTTACCATCCTCAAACATTGCTATAACAGAAGGTGCATAACTTAATGCTTCTGCAAACATTTCATCACCACCCATTCGGTCTGCTTGTGGAAAAGATACTACCCAACCAACACCTATTGCACCTTTATCTAAAATTTGTAATTGTATTTCAGCTAATCTTTGTCTAGGCAAAGGCCAACCGCCTTCACGTTCTACATCTTCTTCTGTAATATTAAGTATGACAAAATTACCTGATTCTTCTGGTGTTTGTATTAAAGCATCAAAAGTTTTAAGTTTTATAATTTCTGTAGGCGTGCTTTGAAACAAAAGTGGTAAAGATAGTATTATAAGTATTGGTAATAATAGTCTCTTCATTTAATCACTCTGAGTGATAGTAATAACGCTGTCACTGCCTCCATTGATTTTTATTGTATTAGAAATACCATCTTGAATCAAAATAACTGTATATGCAGTTCCTCCATCTAAATCTAATCTTACGCTTTCACTTACCTCTCTTCTTAAACTTACAACATTTCCTGTAATTAATGTTGTTATTTGAGTATCTGGGTCTTTACCAAGCAAAGTTCCTGTTATTTGTGTGCTAGTTGCTTGTGCTAGTTGATCTTCTTCTTCAGCAACGGCTAATGCATCTAATACATTCAGCAAGTCTTCAAGATAATTTACATCAAGATAATTTATGTCTAGTTCTGTAAATTCTAAACTATCTTCTTTTAAATAGTCTTCTGCAAGATAATCAATATCAAGATCATTAAAATCTAAAACGCTATCTGTTTGTGTGCTTGTGGTTTCTTCTTCAACTAAAACTTCTTCTTTTGGTGGCGTAACAATTAACATATTGTCTATAAGATCAAGGGTTAGATCTAAAATAACTGGTTTAGTAGGAGCAGACTCAAACACGCTTACTGTAGTAGCTTCATACGGTTTATTAAGTAAAACAGTACCCATAGCTGTAACTACCTCTATTTCGCCACTAGAAAGCCCTAGAGCGTCTGGTAACAAAATAATAAGGCTACGTCCCAGTTCATCAACTGTGGCTGTAAAATCAGTCCCTCTTATTGCTATATTAGCTGTAGGTGTTTTAAGACTTATATTTTGTTTGTCTATACGGTTTAAATTACCAGTAATAAACCTAGCTGTACCAAGACCAAAAGTAAGTGACATTTTTGCTTTGCTTGGATCAGGGTCATAGATATATTCATCTATTAGAAGTTGAGAATGTTCGGTTAATTTTACAGTAGACTCATCAAGAAAAGTAATGGCCATACGACCATCTTTTGTTATAGCTTCATCGTTACTTTGGATTGCAAACTTTAAATCTGCATCATACGGTTTATCTCTTACTATTTGAGCTGTACCGTTTAATTCGGAAATATCTCCTATATCAGCAGCTTGTGCTTGTACCTTGGTCGTTTTGAACAACACAAACGGTAGAAGCAGCAGTGCCAGAAACTGAAATAATTTTAAGCCAGTCATTATCTTGGGTACTCAGTTGTTGAATATTAAAGTTTCTTGATCCTCCAGTATGATCAAGGTAAAAATATCCACCTGCTGATGCTGTAACACCTGTGCCTGTGTAGTTTACTGTGTTATCACTGCCATCTATATCCATATAGTTAGTTGCATTATCTATATTTATATTAGAAGTAATAGTGTTATTGGATCCTTGAATTATCCAATCTAAATCAAGTGATGCAGCTAAAGCTGATGTACCTTGGTTAAGAGTAAAGGTATTACCACTTCCTGTAACGTCTACATTTTGATTAGAGCCATCTGAACTATAAGTGTCTGTAGGATCTACTTGGATAGTAAATGAATTAGTGCCGCCATCAAACTCGTAAAATCCTGTAAAGTTATCAGCAAATATATCACCTAAAAATTTATTGGTAGCACCAATCATATTTATGTCAAGTGTCATACTATTTCCGTCCAAATCAAAAGGATTAACGCTGCCAGCAGTCGAGTTTAAACCACCAATGATATTAGATATACCTAGTTGTTCTAGGTCTATATTTGCTCCAGTACCAGATTGATCTACGTATATTTCGTTATCAGCCGCGTATGTTGTCAATGCACTCAGCATCACAATCAGGCTCACTAATTTTTTCATCATCTTTTAATTCTACTCCTTCATTTTCATTTTGTAAAATCCAAAACCCTTTTTCATAACCAGATTCTATTATTTCTAATACGCCACCCTCAATAGCTTTCATTAGAGCTATGGTTGATGACTCATTCCTTGCATTACCCATTTCTACTTCCACTAACTCAGTTCCAGCCTCAATAAACTTAAATATGTCCTCAGATTTGCCGTAACTAAATATGGTCTTTTGACTTAATACTTCTAGTAACACCTCGCCTGTAGCAACAGAAACCATACGTAAACTTACGGTTATGTTGTCTTCTCTGTATTGAACACTTTTGCCCACGCCTAAATATCTGGCTCCAGAACCACCGCTTTCTAAGTTAGATTCATAAGAAATAACTGCTCCTTCTATTAATATACCTGCAAATAAAAGAGGTCTAAGAGCTTTCTTTTTTTCATCCTCATTAGCAGTTTGTTCTCTTGCAGATCTTAT